CATTGAAACCACTCCCGACCGGCACGGAACCTGTACTCGGTGGGAGCTCCTCGAAGGAAGTCCAAAAAGGACTTCCCGAGGGAGCCCGGATGTTCCGCAGGACGGAACATACCCAACCGAGGTGACCAAACTGGCCGCAAGGAACCCTCAACCCAGCGCAGAAGCGTTGAGTTGAGGGTACCCCAGGACAGCTCCACAGACGTCTTGGTCTCCTCTACCTCGAGACCCACGGCAGAAACCGTTCCGAACCAATGTTCCGGGAACCCAGGAACATCGGTCTGGAAGAGGATGTCGTCTCCGTTAATCAAAACGGGGACACGACCTTGCTGACCCGAAGTGGAAACACTCCACCGAAAGGCAAGGTAATTCTGGAGGCAGAGAAACGGAAATGATAGGAGCGATCCCATCATTTGGCCAACTGAAACCTCCAAAGACTCCTCCTCCGAAAAGAGGATAGGACGGCAGGCGCGGAGTGCCAACTCCTTCACGTTCGGCGGGACCGAACAAGACTGAGCCAGAATCACTTCAAGCGCCGCCTCCATCACCTCAATCGGAAGGTTATCGGTCGCGGATCGGTAGTCACCAGACACCAAAACGCCCTTTCCCTCACGAAACCCAGCTCGACGGAGACCCTCCTTAGAAGGGGGACCACGGAGCAGCCAGACCCGCTAGGACAAGTTTCCATAAATTGTCTTATGCAAAGGCTTAAGGAACAAAGCCTCTGCAGGAAACTTGGACAGCGGCCGGGGCTTGCCGGCTGACTGCACCACAAGAAGTCTCCCCGCGTACCTCGGGCACAGGCGGCCGCCCCTTCCGTGCAAAACACGGTCGAGGTAACCATCCTGTCCAAAAGTGAGAACACCAAGGGAACCACCTGCTGACCTCCCGGCCTCGTTACACGAGGACAGGGGGGGCGAAGTCGACAAGCAATACCTCTCATAAGACGCGTCCCATCCTTTCGGAAAAAGACGGGCCGTCTCCTTTTTAACACAAGAGAGGTAACCGGAGGGAAGTCTCCTAGGAGCCCTTCCCAGACGCTCGACCAGGCTACTTAACAATCCCGATTCCATACAACGGCAGGAATCAGGTAAGAGCTTTTTTATACTCTGAAACCCCATCTGTAATGAAGGATCATTACTGACGGGGCTAGAGAGAAAGTTCTTCGTAGCCCGGGCCAAATCCGCACAAGACTCGCCCCCCCTCGGGAGGGGCGGCAAATCTAGCCCAGAAATAGCCTGCCATGAAGCAGCGGCTCGATGAACGACATCGAGTGTGCGCTGCTGGTAGGCGCGACAGCTCCGACGAAGCCGAACAGCCTCGTCTTTGCGCCGCGATTTGGGCCGCTGACAAGCTTCAAAAGCCATGAGCACCGACACGAAGTCGGCGAGTCACACCAGAAGCTCGACCTTGAAGAATAACACAAC